TGGAGTGTTAGATGACCCAACCGTTGTTATAACATTGTCTGTTATTGCGTCAATTTCACCTATCTCTAATGAACTACCGTCATTATAAAACAATACATCTCCTCCTACACCATCAGTATTATTGGCTGAAATCTGTGCAGGAATAGTATTTGTAAATTGATACTGATTAGAAGCAGTAATTGCTTGTAAATTACCTATACCTATGATAGAAAGCTCATTGAAATCTAAAATATTACTAGAATTTCTTCTAATGTAAGCGTATTTAATACCCTCTTTATCTTCAAATTTTTGATTAGAAGAGCCTCCAATAACTCCAGATTCTATATCTGAGTTTAATGTAGCGTACCAACCTGAGTTGTTAGACTCTAGCCCTACTGTTTTGAAAACCTTAACAGTAGATGGATCTTGATTTGCCGAAACAGTAACATTACATCCATAAGTGTTTCCGTAAAAATTTGTCCTAACATCATTAGAATCATGTAAGTAAATATTACCGTTTTTAAAGGTATAAAAATTATTACCTAACCTATCCATCCACTCAGGTTCATATGAGTGAAAAGAAGTCCATCCTTTGTTTATTTCATCGTATGTTATTGTTGTTGCCATTAATCGTCTATTATTCTAGGCCAGTCTAAACTATTGTTTGGATCAAACCCTAAGTTATCTAAAGCCTTAGTTACGTGATATAAGTAATAATACTCCCATTTATCAAACCTTCCTACTAATGGAGTTGGTTTATATGGAGCTTGAGTATCATCAGGAGTTCCTGTTCCAATTGTGTCTTCTATATCATACTCAAAAGTAAACGTTCCTCCAGCTCCACTTAAATCGCTTAACCCATTAGTTCCGCTATATTGTCCAGTACCATTCTCTACAGCGGTGATTAAATTCTTGAAATTTGAATTTGCATAATCCACTTGAAAAACAATTCCTCTATAAAAAGTAGAGTTTGTTGCATTCAACGTAGAAACTCTAGACCTTAAATTAGCCATATCTGTATTAAAAGAGGATGTTCTTGTGTCGTTTATACTCCACGAGCTTCCATGGTAAGCAGTATTAGCTTCATCCTGGAACACCATAAATATAACATTATCAGCGTCAGAAGGGAATGAGTTTGTACTTCCTGTAGATATATAATCCTTAACGTCTGGATCGGTTAATGCAGCAAAAGTTCTTTCATCAGACCAGTTATAGTTTTGATCTCTCAAAATAACATGACTATCATAATCGTCACTTCCATTAGTTGCCGAATCTGTGTTCCCATTTGATTCAGTTTCTCCTGTAGCATATAAATCCTGTAAAACAGATTTAAGAGAATTATTTCTCATTTGTTGTAAGGCGTTCTCAGTGTTATCCATAGAACCACTACTATCAAAATAGATATAAATATAAGTGTTCTCGTTAATAGATAAAGCTTCTGTCGCCAATACAGCTGTTGCAGAACACGCTCCGTCTCTACTTACTTCATAAGTTATACTATCATTTAGTCCCTGACCTGCGGTATGAGTGTATTGTATAGATGTAGAAGGTGACCCAGCTACAACTGTTGCCGTTCCGTTTGTTGGAGGGCTAACAATAGTAAGAGTGTAAGGACTAGGGACTGTGTCGTTTGCTATAACGTTAACAGTAACTGTTCCTCCGTTTGTAATACCTGTGATACTATCATCTACAAGAACAGGAAGAGCATCTGTATACTTCCATACTAAATAAAGATTATCGTCCGCAGATGATTCATTAAAAGTAAATGTAGCAGAATTCTCTTCTTGTGTTGATGTTTCTGTTTTTGTAGTAGTAGGGTATGTAGCTTGCGCGACTACTTGTGAAGCCGTCAAGTTTGTTGCAGCAGACACTAAGTATCCTAAATCGTTACAAGCATTAAAATCACCAGTATGATATCCTATTTGCTTTAAAGATGATATTGTCACTGAATCTGCATCTGCTGGAATATAAGTTGTTCCTACAGTTTCTTCGAAATGAGTAAACTTAGTTAATCCACTTGCATCAAAAACATCTTCATCTTCATAATAAGAATTTGAGTTTATTTTAAATCTATTAGTTATTGACTCATTAGCCTCATCTGCATCATTTACAACTACCAAGTAAACCTTTCTAGTTTGAGGCACTGGACAAGTGTGTGTAATGGATATTGTCTGAGTGGTTGCTGAAGAGACAGTAACTACAGCAATATTTCCTGAGTCTAAATCAGTACTAGTAACATCTATAGTCAAAGTTCCAGAAGTTCCTGTTGTTGTATAGGTATCTCCTGCATAAGTAACTGTTACTGTTGCTGTTGACGTAGAGGAAAATTGCAATACCCCATCGCCAGAATAAGCTCCTAAGTTGAGATTATATGTGGAACTAATACCAGCCTGAACTGTTTGATTTATAATTGACGCACAATCATATTCAGGAGTAGTCACAATCATATCTGATTGATTCATAGACAAAACATATTGATGATTTCTAGGATCAATACCTCCTATGTTAAATTTGTTTTTAAATCCATAAAGAGTGTCTTTGAAATATGATTTCATTCCATAGTAAGATATTGGAGTCAAGCCATCTTGACCTAACCTCAATACTGTACCTCTTGCAGCGTCAGTAAAATACATGCTACCACCATAATTACCAAAACTCTCTGGATTTACAGATATACCGTATTCTCCACTATAAGCAACGTCTTGACCTAATACTTTTTCTATTGTAGTTAAAGAAGCTGATCCATCAGAAGAATGAACTAAACTCTTTCCGTACAACACCTTAGAAACTCTATCTTCTTGAAAAACAATTAAATCTGTTTCTCTAGCAAATAATTTTTGTATAGACCCATACTTAGCGTCCATAACTTTTGTTATACCTCTTCTATTGTTAAATTCATTTAGTGAATTATATGTGCTATTTTCGTTGTATGCTCCAGAATAAGTTAAAGTTGTTGTATTATATACTCTTTTGTATCCATCTAATAGAGATAAGTTTGGTCTTAAATCAATATTATATAAAGGAGAGAGTCTTTCATCTCTTACCTGGATACTCTCTACACCGTTTCCAAATGAAAAACAATTACCAACATTTAAGTCTACAATAGCTGGTTGTGAGTTTGTTTGTGTTTGAGTGTTTCCTTCATGAAAACCTCCAACTATATCAAACGTATCCTCAGTTTCATAATATATATCACTATCTAAATCTGTAGGATCTGTTTCAAAAACCAATAATCCATTGACAAGAAGTAGTTTTATTTCTACATCAATATAACCTCTCTCAAGAGCTCTTGTAAATTCTGTTGTTTTAACATTAACAAGGTGCCTCGTAGTTGTTCCAGAACCTGTTTTTGAGAAAGTAAGAGTAAATTGATTGTCTGGATCTACATAATAGGACTCACCTTGTGGCTTTTCCCATGATGTTTCTGCTATTAAAAACTTTTCAAAAGAAGATTGAAGTGTATCTCCTGAATAATTAGCTCCAACGATATACTCTCTTTCAAAAAACTTACTGTCATTGTTATCAGAGTCTGCACCTTCCCAGGCATCAAATCTTAAATTAATAGTTGAACCTGTATTTATATCTAAATTAACATAATTAGACCCCTCTCTCACTTGAGACAACCCGTAATCTGTTTCTTTTGGAACCGTAGCGTTAGCATACCCGTTTCTTCCAAGACCCCATCTTATTTTACCACTATTTTCATATGTAGCAAAATTGTTTGGGTTGAAATTCATTGAAAAACCAACAGGCTTTATTTTCATGTAAACTCCTGCTATCTCTTTAATAGGTTGATCAGCAGCATCTACATTATTTTCTATCCACCCTTCATTAGATGAGTCTTCTGTAGACTGATCTATATCTAAAGCATTTTTTATTTCGTAAGCAAGAACTTTTACTTTAACCTCTTTAATTAAAGGTCCGTTGTCATCTGACTTTACAATTAAATTAGTTCCAGCCTCTACCTTATCTATATTGTTTCCAGTCATTAAAACCCATCTATAAACACCATCTTCATAAAATATAGTGCTATAAATGTTATAATATTTACTTCTGTTTGATTTAATAAAGAATTTATACCTATCTGCCCAGTATGGGGCAGGGTTATTTATTAACAACTTAGCTTTATTTATATCTACAGAGTTTTCAATAGGAACAAATATTTCAGAAGAATTATACCCTGATGTATTTGATGCTGGTATTATAGATGAATACCTTCCTTCTTTATCTAAATAGACTAATCCAAATTCATAACTCCTGTTACTTTTTAAAGATAAGTTTGAGTTTGTCTCTCTAACATAAAAAGCAGAATCTGAATTGAATTTATAAGGTTCTTGTATGTTTGTAAAATCTACATCAGTTGTGTCCCCTGGAGTATTGTCTACTTTGTGCGTTATCACAGGAGCTAATAATGTTATTGTATTTGCAGTTGTTGATGCAACTGAAAAGCTTCCATATGTAATTGCAACGTTGTCAGGTGGAGTTGTTGTCGTAACTAAGGTTGCAAAATTATTTGACATAGCTACTAAAACTTGCTCAAAATCATTTGAATTAGAAAAAGCTTGTGCGTTACTATAAGTTTCTGTCAACTCAACAGCATTATCTCCAACAAATTCTCCATTGAAATAAACATTAGGAGAAGATCCAGCTTCATCAGACTCTAGTGACAACCCAACGAATACAGAATATCCTTTGTTTAAATCAAAATTACTGAAATCCATTGTAAACAATGTCTGATCAGAGCTTAAAGTAGAAGTTCCCTCATACCCATCTTGAGATAGAGAAACTTTTTCAGCAGTATAATCCATCTTGATAAGCTCTTCATCATCAATATTTCTTTTTAAATCATATTGTTTAGTTATATTTCCAAAAACAACTCTGTTTTGTATGAAATCTTGAGCTTTTGCAGTTAAAGGTATGTCATCAAATATTCTACCTAACTCGTCATCAGGTAAAGCTCTGTATATTTTTTTATTACTAAATGAATAAGTTTTTTCTGTGTCATTTAAATAACCTTTCTCCTTCTTATTTAAGTTTTCTATAACATAAATTAAATTAGAGTTAGGGTTTTTAAAGCAAATCTGTATATCTGTAACTCTTTTATCACCAGTATTAAAACCTATTCTGTATGCATTAAATAAATTAAGCATAGATAGATTCTCCATTGTGTTATAATCTAACCTAAACTTTGTAGATGGGGTAAACTGATAGTCAGTGAATGAAGATAATGCAGAATACTCTCCGTCTAAATACTTGTATCTATAAGAAAAAGCGAAATACTGTTCTTTAACAGCGTTTTCAGTTACCTGAGCCGTGCTGTAAGGAGTAACAGATGGAGCTTTTCTAGGAGGTTTCTTGTATAGGTTTATGTCATCTTCTATAAAGTTGTTTACTCCGTATGTTTTTGATCTTTCTATATTTATACACCTTGGAGGATTTAAACCATCCGTCCATAGTAATAAGTTCTGATTAGTAGAAGTATTGTATATAACATTAGCTCCAGTAATCTTATAGTATTGATTAAAGTTTAAAACTTGGTCGTCTCCTGTTCTTGTATCTTGTAACAACACAGATACGGTTGATGTTTCAGAGTTAAACTCATAAATAAAAGATTCATTTAATGAATTAACAACAAACCAGTATATCTTTTCGCCTACTTCATCAGAAACAGAACCTATACACATAGGGCTATTTGCTTCAGACAAAAATGTTAGCTTTGTATTTCCTCTTTCATTTTCTACTGCACCAGCATCTGAACCAGAAGTATTTAAAACTCTTACATTTAAAGCATCCACATACTCTCCTTGAGGAACAAGACGTTCATCCAGGTCTTTATTCATTTTTCCTTTTGAAAAGGTATTTTTTATCTTCATATTATTTTATCCACTTATCACGACCTCTCAATATTTGAGTTAACTCGTTTAGTTTTATAGAATTCAATCTGATTTTAGCATTTCTTAAAGATGCTGAAGATTGTTTAGAAGCTCTTCTTACTATGTATTCCTGAACTCCAAATTTAGATTTCAATATAGTAGCTTGAAGATAATCATACATAAACGTTTCTGCTAACTTATGAACTTTAACCTCATTATCAGCTAAACCATAAAGACCATCAGAAACATACTGAATAATTATATTCTCCTCCTGTAAGTTAGAGCTAAATAATATCATTCCTAAATTCTTGTCTATAAGGTAGCTTCCGTTAGCGTTTGCGGTAGAAGTATCCATTCCAAATCTTTTACCCTGAGAGAGCTTCCCTGTACCTCCTAAACCTTCATTTGGCTTGTTTTTCCAGTTTGTTTCTATAACAGGAGTACCAGTTAATGAGTTTCCATTAGAATCTAGTAATATATTTTTTTGCGCAGTATTGTCTTGTAAATATGACTTAGTTATTTTTGAATTAAAATTCTGTACTATATCATGCGTAAGACCATCTTTACCCACATAAGAAACCTTAACTAGACTTACAAAATCATGAGGTAAGTGCATTTGTAAAGTTTCAGGAACCTGTGCTTCGAAACCAACAATTTCTCTTAAAGCATCGTAATGTATCTCTTGTAAACCTCTTTTAGCGTGAAAAACTACTTCATTTCTGTCTATCTTGTTTATAACTTTATCATCACCTACATACGTTAGTAAGAAGTTGTTTACAATATCTTCTAATAAAAGATACTGGTAAGTACCCCAATTATCATTAGCAGGGTTGTTGCCTTCGTTTTGATAATATTGAAAATGTGTTAAGTCTTGTCCTATTGTTGGCATAATCTATGAGTTTTGTTTTTGATACTTCATACCCTCCATAGCGTTTGTGGCTTGTACAACATCGTTTTCTCTGATGCTCAGTCCTGCTAATTTACATATTTTTATTACAAGAGACGCTTCGTCTGAAGAAGGTATTTCAAAATTAGTTGAAGAGTCAGAGTTGTATACAGGGTCATTGTTTATTGTATTATATCCCCATATAGGATCTATAGGTTTTCTAATGTAGTTACAGATCAAAGGTTGTTCTAAACCTTGAGGTGTTGAGCCTGTGTAATAAATACTAACAGGTCTTACAAATAGATTTGATCCATTTCTTTTATATATAGGATAAGTTATCGAAGGAGCCGTAAGGTTGCTAGAAGACAACATATCAAATTTTGAT